GGTCGACCATGTCGACTACTTCAGGATGGGGCCGGTTAACCTGGGATCAGGCTAATTGGGGTCAAGCCACAACTTTAAAAACAGGTTGGGGTGCACAACAATGGAGTGGTGATGGTGGTTGGGGAGATCTTTCTGATCAAACTGTTTCTGTCTCTTTAACAGGAATACAAATAACATCTAGTATTGGTTCAGTTGATGTACCGGACCAAGTAATAACACCTACAAGTTTTGAAATTACATCTTCACAAGGCGAAGCTTTTGTCCCTGTAAGTATAGATACATCTTTATCAGCAACATTCTCAATTGGTTCAGTATCCGTGGTTGATATGCAAGTTGGGTTGACTGGTGTATCAACAACATCAGCGATTGGATCTGTAACAGTTAATGACATGACGATTGGATTGACTGGCCTAGATATGACTTTAAGTCAAGGAACAGTTACAATACCAAATGCAACTGCTCAGTTCTCTGGTTTGTCAATGACAGTATCTCAAGGAACTGCAACAGCTATTTCATCTCAAGAGGCACAATTAACAGGTATTGAATTTACGGCTAGTCTTGGAACTGTTGTAATACCAAATGACACAGTTCAACCATCAGGATTAGAGGCTACATTTAGTCAAGGATCTATCATAGGATTAGGTGGTGCGTTAGTACAGCCAACAGCCCTAACTATGACAACTAGTGTAGGATCACTGACAGTAGAAGAAGGTTTAGGATTAACTGGTCAATCATTTAGTGCTAGTGTTGGGTCTATTTCACTAACAGATATGCAAGTAGGATTGACAGGACAGTCTGCATCGTTTAATATTGGGGCTGTAGATATATTTGCTTATGGAGATGTTGACCCTGGTTCAAATATATCATATACTAATGTTTCAACAGGCTCGAATGATACTTATTCAGATGTTGCAACTGGATCAAATACAAGTTATAGTGACGCTGCATAGGAGATAAAAATTTATGGCATCTACATATACGCCTCTTGGTATAGAACTTCAAGCAACTGGTGAAAACGCTGGTACATGGGGAACTAAAACTAATACTAATTTACAAATTATTGAACAAGTATCTGGTGGTTTTACACAACAAGCAGTATCTGATTCAGGTGATACTGATTTATCTGTTTCAGATGGTTCAACAGGTGCAACTCTTTCACATAGAGTTATAGAATTTACAGGGACATTAACAGGAGCAAGAAACGTAACAATTCCTCTTGATGTACAAAATTTTTACATTTTAAAAAATGCAACATCTGGTTCTCAAGTTGTAACATTTAAATATGATACAGGTACAGGAACTTCAGCTGCAATACCAAACGGTAAAACAGTAATTGCATATGCAAAAGCTGATGATGGCACAAATCCAAATATTACTATGCAACAGTTTGGAGGAGATGTTGTAGATGATACATCACCACAATTAGGTGGTAATTTAGATACAAACTCTTTCATGATAGACTTTGATGATGCTCATGGTATCAGAGATGAAAATGGAGCAGAACAGTTAATTTTTGAAACAACTAGTTCTGCAGTCAACCACATAGATATTACAAATGCTGCAACAGGTGCTGGTGCACAAATTGGTGCAGTTGGAGATGATACAAATATTAGTTTAAGATTAAGACCAAAAGCCACTGGTAATATAGAAGTTATGGGTGCTACAAACCCAGGAACTGTGCAACTTAACTGTGAAAGTAACAGCCACGGAATTCAACTACAATCACCTCCACATAGCGCTGCACAGAGCTACACAATTAAGTTTCCTACATCAAATATAACAGCAGGTACGTTTTTAAAGGTAGATAGTATTACAGGATCAGGGGCTACAGCAGTTGGTCAATTAACCTTTGATTCTTCACCAGCAACAACAGGAAAAGCTATTGCAATGGCAATCGTTTTCGGATAAAAGGAGTAAATTATGGCAGCACCAAATATAGTAAACGTAACATCGATTATAGGTGAGTCGCAAGGCTTTCAACTAGATACGACTACTACCACAGCTTTAATAACTGTGGCATCAAATAAATTAGTAAAAATTAATAGAATGACAGTTGCAAATATCGACGGAACAAATGCAGCCGATGTAACTGTAGGAATTGATAAAGCAACAAGAACTTCAGCAGCAACAGGATCATCTGTGTCTGGAGCACTTTTTAAAATAGCTAACACTGTTTCAGTTCCAGCTGATGCGGTTTTAGTTTTAGCAGATACACCTATCTATCTAGAAGAGGGTGATGTATTAGAAGGTGGAGCAAGTGCAAATTCAGACTTAACACTTTATGTTTCATATGAAGTTATAGACGACGCGTAGGAGGTACTATAGGCTATGGCAAATGGCGGAATAATAGGACCAGTCAACGACCCTGAAATTCAAGATCAAAAAGTTACATCATTTACATCTAGTGGAACTTTCACAACAGGATCATTAACAACTACTGTTGAAGCTCTTGTAGTAGGTGGTGGAGGCGGAACTTCTTACAATGGTAGTGGTGGCGGTGGCGCTGGTGGTTATAGAACAGGAGCTTGCATTTCAGTATCTGGTTCTACAGGTTATACAATGACAGTGGGTGGAGCGGGAGCAGCTAATCCTAATCCTCAATCTACTGGTGGTGCAGGAGGAAATTCAGTAGCTTTTGTATGTACACCTATATCAATAACTTCAACTGGTGGTGGAGGTGGTAATTGGGATAACGGTGGTAACGGTGGTTCAGGTGGTGGAGCTGGAGCAGAAGGTTTTGAATCTCCAGGAAATAATGATGGGGGTTCAGGTAATACTCCTCCTACAAACCCTTCTCAAGGTAATAATGGTGGTGGTGCTCAAAGAAATCAAGGTGGCCAAGGTGGTGGCGGAGGCTCTGGTAGTAACGGTAGTTTTGCAAATAGTGGTAATGGTGCTTCTGGAGGTAACGGTACAGCAAATTCAATAACAGGATCTCCAGTAACTTACGCAGGTGGTGGTGGTGGCGGTGTAGGAGGTGCAGCTAATGAAGGTGGATTAGGTGGACCTGGAGGCGGCGGTAATGGAGCGGGCCGACCCACTCCTATATGCACGGCAGCTCAAAATGGCACTGATAATACAGGTGGCGGTGCAGGTGGTTCAGCTCATCACCCAGCAGGTGGTAATAAAAATGCTGCGTCTGGTGGATCTGGTATTATTGTTGTTAAAGAACCTGCAGTTAAAAGTGCGCCTGGTATATGGAGCATGAATGAAGTTCTTGAAAACGTTAAAGACGGAAATTGGACAAATTAATTGATAGACATTTTAAAGATGATGTTTTATAAATATAAAATTAAGGAGTAATAACATGGCACATTTTGCAGAATTAAAAACAAAAGTAGATCCAACAGGTTTTACCTCTGATACACATCAAGTTGTAGAAAGAGTAGTAGTCGTAGCAAACGATGTAGTTCCTTCAGACATGCACGTCGATGGAGAAACATGGTGTATTAATTTTTTTAAAGGTGGAATCTGGAAACAAACTTCTTACAATAATAATTTTAGAAAACAATACGCAGGTATCGGAATGATATATGATCCTGTAAAAGATAAATTTTTAGGAAAACAACCTTACGCATCATGGTCATTAGATGAAAATGACGATTGGCAAGCACCTATAGCTTATCCAACAGTTTTAGATGATGGTAATCAAGGGTCTGTTTGGTGGTACTATATTAGATGGAACGATTCAAAATATCAAGCTGACAACACAAAAGGTTGGGAAGCAGCTAAATCAAACGACACTTCAGATCCAAAAACAATTTATAATTGGAATGGCACAACTTGGGTGTCCGAATAGGAGGATACTTAAATGCCTAGAGGCAGCGGTAATCAAAACGGTGGAGTAATTGGAAAGACGAATAGAACTTCGTTTGGAAAGTGTACTCAGACTATTAAAACATCTACAGGTTCAGTAACCACACAACCAGGTACTAGACTTGCAAAAGTTTTAGTTGTTGCAGGTGGTGGAGGTTCTGCTGGAGGATCAGGTGGTGGTGGAGCTGGTGGTTTAAGAAACGTGGAAGTTCCAGTTTGTGGAGGGTCTCCTTATACTTTAACAGTAGGTGGAGGTGGAGCTGGACAACAACCAACTCCAGCTGATCCATCAGGTAACTCAGGTAAAACTGGAGCTAATGGTAGTAGCTCAATTTTTAATCCAAGTGGTTCAGAAGGAACAACAAAAATTACATCAGCAGGAGGTGGAGCAGGAGTAGGTGTTAATGCACCTTCACCAAATCCTGGCGGTGGTAACGGTTCAGGATTATCTGGAGGCTCTGGAGGTGGAGGAGCAGACCAAGGACCTAACTCTGGAACAAGAATTGCAGGTACAGGAAATACCCCACCCGTATCTCCCCCTCAAGGAAACGATGGTGGATTTTCTAATGGACCAGCATCGTCTGGAGCTGGTGGTGGAGGTGGAGCTGGATCAGCTGGCTCTAATGCACCAAGTGGAACTGGAGGAGCTGGTGGAAATGGTTTAGATGTTAGTCCAGATTATCCAGGAGCACCTAATTCAGGAGTTTATGCAGGAGGTGGATCAGGTGGTGGATTCTGTGCTTCTAATACACCTGGAACACCAGGAGGTGGTGGAGCCGGTGGTGGTGGTGGAGGTAATGCCGGAGCAGCTGGATCAACTAATACGGGTGGTGGAGCAGGTGGTGGAGGATTAACAGGCCCAACAGGAACATACGCTGCTGGAGCAAATGGTGGCCCTGGTATAGCAATCATAAAAGAATTAAGTAAAGCAAGTGGTGTGTGGTCATTGCAAAGTCAATTAAAAGCCAAGCAACAGGGAACATGGCCACAATTTTTAATATCACTTGACTACTTAGTAGTCGCTGGTGGTGGAGGTGGTGGATCTGCTGATTCAGGATCTTCTGGTGGTGGAGGAGGAGCTGGAGGATATCGTGCCTCTGGATATGGTCCTTCGCCTTTACAAGGTAGTGCTTTAGAAATATCAAAAGGAGATTTCACAATCACAGTTGGTGGTGGCGGTGCAGGAACAAACGCTAGTACTCCAGGTAACGCTGGTGCAACAGGTGGATGTGGAACTGTATCAACTATTGATTCAATAACAGCTGCTGGAGGAGGTGGTGGAGGTGGACAAACTTCTGTAGCACAATCTGGTGGATCAGGTGGTGGAGGAAGTGCAGTGGGAACAGAATTTTATCCACCAGGATATACAGGCACTGCAGGTGCAGGGAATAACCCGCCAACAGACCCGCCTCAAGGTAACCCAGGTGGAACAGGTTGTACTTCTAGTCCAAACTCTGCTAACTTTGCAGGTGGTGGTGGAGGTGGTGCAACTGGTAGTGGAACTAATGGACCAACAGGTGGAAAAGGAGGAACAGGTGGAGCTGGAGCACCAAACGATATTTTAGGACCATCTACAACATATGCTGGCGGTGGAGGTGGTGGTAAGAGAGCGTGTGGAGCCGGTGGTGACGGAGGAGCTGGTGGTGGTGGAAAAGGTGCAGGTGCACCTGGAACTTCAGTCGCTGGTACAAACAACACTGGTGGTGGAGGTGGTGGAGCTGGTATAGGAAATACACCAGCCCCTGGTGGACAATCAATAGGTGCAGCTGGTGGTCCAGGTATAGTTATTGTTAGAGGACCAAGCGCAGTTACATTTAGTGCTAACCCAAGTCCGTCCGCAACAATTTCAACTCACCCTGGTGGAGATAAATTAGCTAAGTTTACAGCTTCAGGTACATTGACAGTTTCATAATAAATGTTATATTAAGTTCATAAAGACATATGAATTTAACAAACTATTATTGGTATTTCCAATCAGCTATACCTTCTCGTATATGTGATGACATTGTAAAGTATGGTCAACAACTTCAAGATCAAATGGCAATTACTGGTGGTTATGGTGATGGTAAAAAATTAAATCAAAAACAAATAAAAGATTTAAAAAGAAAAAGAGATTCTAATATTGTTTGGATGAATGATAGGTGGATATATAAAGAAATACAACCATATATTCATGGTGCAAATACAAATGCAGGTTGGAATTTTGAATGGAGTTTTTCTGAATCTTGTCAATTTACAAAATATAAAAAAGGTCAATATTACGATTGGCATTGTGATAGTTGGGATAAACCATATCAAAGAGAAGCTAATGATCCATCACATGGTAAAATTAGAAAACTATCTGTTACAGTTACTTTATCTGATCCAAAAGATTATAAAGGTGGGGAACTAGAATTTGATCTTAGAAATTTGGATCCTGATAAAAAAAGAAATGTTATAAAATGTAAAGAGATATTGCCTAAAGGATCTTTAGTTGTGTTTCCCTCATTTGTATGGCATAGAGTATGCCCAGTTAAAAGTGGAGAAAGAAACAGTTTAGTAATATGGAACTTAGGATGGCCATACAAATAATAGATAATTTTTTAGAAAAAGACGAGTTTAATAAACTTAGTGATAATATTATGGGAGATAGTTTTCCTTGGTACTATAATGACGGTATAACCGATAGTGATGATAAAAATAATTTTTATCTTACACATATTTTTTATAGACAACCAGGTATTAAAAGTGATTGGTTTAATATGTGGTTATCAACTATAGAAAAATTAAAATGTAAAAGTATTATAAGAATAAAAGCAAATAGTTATTTTACAGTGGATAAAAAACAAAAAAATAAACCACATGCCGATTATACTTTTAACCACAAAGGTTGTTTATTATATATAAATGATAACAACGGATGCACTTATTTTGAAAATGAAACTATAACACCAAAAGCAAATAGAGCTATATTATTTGACCCAAGTATTTTACATTCAAGTAGTTTATGTGATGATAAAAAAAGAAGAATAACTATTAACTTTAACTATTTTTAAAAACAGATATGAAAAAGAAAAAAGAAAATATACAGTATCCTAAACAGTTAACTTTAGAAGAGTATTTTAAATGTCCTATATGGTGGGCAGATCAACCTAGATTTGTAAATAAATTAAATAAGGCATCTGATAAATATATCAAAATATCACAGAAAAATTTAAAACCAACTATTGATAAACGCAATAAAAAGTTTGGTGACAAAGGGGATATGGGTCACGTGTTTCATTCTACATCTTTAATTAATGATCCTGACTTTATAGAATTACAAAATTATGTAGGTGCTACAGCACATAATTTATTAGATGAAATGGGATTTGATTTAACTAATTATCAAGTATTTACTACAGAAATGTGGGTACAGGAGTTTGCTAAAAAAGGTGGTGGACACCACACTTTACATACTCATTGGAATGGCCATATATCTGGTTTTTATTTTTTAAAAGCAAGTGAGTCTACATCCATGCCATTATTTGAAGACCCAAGACCTGGAAATCTTATGAATCTTTTACCAGAAAAAGATAAAACAAAAGTAACTTATGCATCATCAGCAATTAATTATAAAGTCAAACCAGGTAGAATGATATTCTTTCCATCATACTTACCTCATCAGTACATTGTAGATATGGGTTATAGTCCATTTAGATTTATACATTGGAACTGCCAAGCAATACCAAAAGGAGTATTAAATGTCGTTTAAGAAAAATAAATATAGTGTTTTAAAAGGAGCTATCTCAAAAGAGTTAGCTAACTTTGTATACAAATATTTTCAAAACAAAAGAAATGTTGCAAGAGTATTATTTGATTCAAGGTATGTTTCACCCTTTACAGAATACTGGGGTATATGGAATGATGAACAAGTGCCAAATACTTATTCACATTATTCTGATATTGCCATGGAAACTTTATTACAAGAAGTAAAACCAGTAATGGAAAAACATACAGGATTAAAATTAAATGAAACATATTCTTATGCAAGAATATATAAAAACGGAGATGTGCTTGCTAGACACAAGGATAGATATTCTTGTGAGATATCTACTACATTAAATCTAGGTGGTGACCCATGGCCTATTTATCTTGATCCAACAGGTAAACAAGGTCAAGCAGGTATTAAAGTAGATCTTAAACCAGGTGATATGTTAATTTATTCTGGTTGTGATTTAGAACATTGGCGAGAAGAATTTACAGGTAAAGATTGTGGTCAAGTATTTTTACATTACAATAAAGCAGGAACTAAAATGGCAAAAGAAAATGCATTGGACAAAAGACCTTTAATAGGCTTACCGGCTTGGTTTAAAGGATCTAAGTTGACTAATTCTAAAAAATAGTCTATAAAATAGACTTGTACGGGGGCACCACCACACCACACCCCCGTGCTTTTATTCTGTTAAATAAGTAATAAATTTGCTATAAATGGATTTATTATGCTACAAAAGATAGGTTTTCAGCCAGGTATCAACAAACAAATCACACCTACAGGAGCAGAGGGTCAGTGGATTGATTGTGATAATGTTAGGTTTAGATATGGCACACCTGAAAAAATAGGTGGTTGGAAACAACTAGGAGATGATGCTCTTACTGGTGCAGGTCGTGGTCTTCATCATTTTGTAAATAGTAAAGCTAGAAAATATGCAATCATTGGCACAAACAGAATTTTATATGCATATTCAGGTGGTGTATTTTATGACATACATCCCATCAAATCTACAACAACGCTTACTAGTGCATTCAGCACGACCAACGGATCATCAACTGTTACAATAACTTTTAGTTCTCCACATAATATAAGTGAACAAGATATAATTTTATTAGATAATTTTAGTACGATAACTAATTCTAATTATTCATCTACCGATTTTAATGATAAAAAATTTATGGTTACGACTGTGCCATCAAGCACAACTGTTACGATTACAATGCCATCAAATGAGTCAGGTTCTGGTGCAACAACATCAGGCGGTATTAGAGTACAACATTACTATCCTGTAGGGCCAGCAGTACAAGCAAAAGGTTTTGGTTGGTCTCTTGGATCATGGGGTGGTGAAGTTGCGGGTGAACCAGTAACAACTTTGTCTGGTGCTATTAATTCTTCAACTACAACAGGTATCATATTAGCAGATGTATCACAGTTTCCAAACACAGGTACAAACTTTATAAAAATAGGAACAGAAGAAATATCCTACACAGGGATAAGTGCATCTAATGAACTAACAGGTGTTACAAGAGATGTAAGAGGCACTTCACCTTCATCTCATGGTGCAGGTGATACGGTTACAAGCACAACTAATTTTGTAGCGTGGGGTGAAGCAGCGTCAGGTGATTTAGTTCTTGAGCCTGGTATGTGGTCACTTGATAATTTTGGTGATAAAGCAATTTGTTTAATTCACGATAGTGCTGTTTTTGAATGGAACTCTGCTGCATCAAATGCAGAAAATATTAGAGCTACAATTATATCTGGTGCACCAACTGCATCAAGACATATGTTGGTATCCACACCGGATCGTCACTTGGTATTCTTTGGAACTGAGACAACTATCGGAGATACGTCTACACAAGATAATATGTTTGTAAGATTCTCAGATCAAGAAGATATAAATACATATGTGCCTACAGCAACTAATACAGCTGGTACACAAAGACTGGCCGACGGATCACAGATCAGAGGAGCTATAAGAGGTAGAGATGCCATCTATGTTTGGACAGATACAGCGTTATTTACACAACGTTTTGTTGGTCAACCATTTACGTTTGCTTTCGCACAGGTTGGAACTAACTGTGGACTTGTTGGACAGAATGCATGTGTAGAAGTTGATGGTGCCGCGTATTGGATGTCAGAAAATGGTTTCTTTAGATATGCTGGTAAGTTAGAATCACTACCTTGTTTAGTAGAAGATTTTGTTTATGATAATATAAATCTAGAGTCTGGTAATCAAATGGTATCTGCTGGACTAAATAATCTTTTTGGTGAGGTAATATGGTTTTATCCAACAACTGGATCTTCTGTTGTTAATAGACAAGTTACATATAATTATTTTGATTCATCACCACAAAGACCAGTATGGACTGTTGGATCATTGGCTAGAACTATGTGGGAAGACTCTGCAGTATTTGGAAGCCCACACGCTTTAGAATACACTGCAGGTAACGATTCATCTTTTGATGTTGTGGGCAACACAGAAGGTAGAACAATATACTATGAACACGAAACAGGGACCGATCAAGTTCAAGGTGGTGCAACCACAGCTATTGTTGCAAGTATTGAATCAGGAGATTTTGATATCACACAACAAAGAGCGTCAGCCACTGGACAGTCAACAGGTGTTGCAACATTTAGAGGAGATGGTGAATTTATAATGAAGATAAGAAGATTCATACCTGATTTTATATCTCAGACTGGTAATACACAAGTCACGTTACAATTAAGAAACTACCCTAATGATACTCAATCAGGATCTGCTTTAGGTCCTTTTACAGTTTCATCATCTACTAAAAAAGTAGATACACGTGCAAGAGCAAGAGCTGTTGCATTAAAAGTAGAAAACACAACAACTAATCAAAGTTGGAAATTAGGAACTTTTAGATTAGATACACAACCAGATGGACGTAGGTAATGGCAAAAATTGTACAAGTAATAACTAGACCATCAAACGAATATGATGTAGAAACTGCAGAAGCTCAAGTAAGAGATCTTGATGCGATTGTAGAAAAATTAAACTCGACGTTTCAAGAAGAATTAAAAGATGAGATTGAAGCATTTAACTTTTTTATTAACTAATGGCTAATCAATATAAATTTGTAGGAACAGACAATAGCACATCAGGAAGTACCATAAATCCTTTTGGAACAGGCAATCCTTTGGTAAGTGAAACTTATGTAATTAAATCTATACTAGTAACATCAGCTGGCACACCAACAGTCACAGTTACAAACAATAGTATAACAACTATAAAATCAGCGGCTTTGACTGCTAATGTAACAACAGAATTACTTACTCAACCTTTAGTGGTTGAGGGTGGTAATACTCTAACCGTGCTATCAAGTAACACAGATTCATTTGATGTGGCAGTTAGCTATCTAAACATTAAGAAGGAGATAACAACATAATGAAAGACATACCAATAATAGAGCCAAAAGAGATAATAGAAGAAATTTATAACCTTAGAACAGGCGAAAAATACAGTAATGACGAGGAATGGAAAGCTAAAGGCATACCTGAATCTGAAGTAAGAAAAGATGTCAGACTTATCATGCCTAGTCTTGATATTTTTGGAGAAACAAAATAAGATAGTACGATGGCGATAACTAGAGCACAACAGGCAAAACAGATGTTACGAGAAGGTGGACGTATTGGTTTCTTTAAAGCTGGTTTAGCTAGTGGTGACGACATATCACCTGGATCATCAAATAAAGATACTGGTGAAAAAAATGAGGGACCTTCTGCTAGAGAAAGATACATGGGGCTTCAAGGTAAGACTGGAAAAGTAGACAAATCACTAGATGTTGGTGGACCTGGAGTAGATGATAGAACGGGTGAAGGTTCTCAGTATGCACGAAACAGAGATTTACGAGATAAATTCTTAGACACACCATATAAAAGTCCTAATACTCCTTTTCCAAGTCTTAATATGTTAGGTAATATTATAGGTAAATTTGGTTATGACAAAAATACAAAATTTTTTGATGATAATCGTATTGGAGGAAAAATAAATCCTCAAACAAATAAACCTTTTGGTTATGGAATAGACGGATACAAAGCTTACAGCAGTCAAAGAAGTTTAGGTCAGGTAGATGCTTTTGGTAATCCAATTGACTCAGATGATGACAATGATAATAATATCTTTCTTCCTGTAGATACAACATTTAATATGGCATCAAGCGACATGGACCAAGGAACAGGTGTAACAGAAGAGGAAGACGTAAATTTATTTAGAAGATTTGCAGCTGATGGTGGTATCATGAATGCCAATGTCATAGGTGGTGAGTATGATTTTGAATCTGCAAGACAGATGTATGGTCTAGGTAAACTTGTTAAGAAAGTTACAAGAACAGTCAAAAAAATTGCAAAGTCACCGATAGGTAAAGCTGCAATAATTGGTGGACTTGGATATTTAACAATGGGTGGATCCAGTGGTGGTATTAGTAAATTTTTTGGTAAAGGTAGTTTTAATCCATTTAAAACTTTAATTCCTGGTGTAGGAAAAGTATCTAGTCCTTTTGGAGCGTTAGCATCAAAATTTGGTATAACAGATTTAGTCACAGGAAGTTTAACAGGACCAGGTAAAGCTGTTTTAGGATTAGGTATACCTGCAGCACTATCAGGATTTTTAACACCAAAACAAGAAGAAGAGGCACAATCAATATCTGATGAGACCGGTATAGATATACAAGAGATAAGAAATAACCCTGATAAATATCTAGGAAGAAGATTTAAAGCAGGTGGTGGTTTAATGAGATTGGGTTATGCTGATGGTACAGTACCTTCGTTTAGAGAATATCTTAAAAAAGAAGGTTTAAATTTAGATGAATTAGATGCAAACATTTTTAGTATTATGCAAAGAGCGTATGATAGAGACTACCCTGATAGACCTAATAAATTAGCAGAAGGTGGTAAACCAGAACCTGTGGCCAAGAAAACTATGCCATTAATAGATATGGATGGACAAGAGATGGATTTTAGAGCTGAAGGTGGATTTGTACCGATAGGTAGAATGGAAAGAGCTGACGACGTGCCTGCCAGACTATCTAAGAATGAATTTGTATTTACAGCCGATGCTGTAAGAAATGCTGGTGATGGCAGTGTAGACAAAGGCGCAGAAGTCATGTATAACATGATGAAGAACCTCGAAGCCGGAGGTGACGTATCAGAAGAATCGCAAGGCTTAGAAGGCGCACGTGAAATGTTTCAAACATCAAAAAGATTAGAGGAAGTAATATAATGGCTGTTCAACAAGTACAAAATTTACCTGCACAATTCGTACAAGATTTAGGTCAAGATTTAGCAAAACAGGTAGTAGCACAATCGGGTGTACCTGTAGTATCAACTGGTATAGCAGGAATCTCACAACAAGCAGGTGAATCAGCTGAAGATTTTGCAGCTAGACAAAGTGCTGCTAGACAATTTACAACAAGACAACAGAATTTAGCGGGACTTGCACCACAGGTTGCAGGTCAAGATGCATTGCAACAAGCAGCTCAACAAAGAGCAATATCAGGTTTAGGATCTTTTCAACCATTTTTAACCACAGCAGGACAACAAGCACAAGTTGCTGCTGGATTAGGAACCACGGCTCTTGGACAATTAGGAACAGCAGGAACAACATTAGGTGGTGTGCCATTAGGAGCACAAGCTTTTCAACAAGACGTATCTCAATTTATGTCCCCATATCAATCACAAGTAATTGATGCATCATTAGCAGAATTTGATCGTAACAAAGCAATACAAGAACAGCAAATTAGAGATCAACAAACCGCTTTGGGTGCGCTCGGCAGTGGTCGAGCGGGAGTGCAACTCGCTGAGTTTGGCACAGGGGCAGCAAGAGAACGTTTATTGTTAGACGCAGGATTAAGACAACAAGCGTTTCAACAAGCACAAGGAGCTAGACAACAGGACATACAAAATAGATTTGGTTTGGGTCAAGCACAAGCTGGTATTGCAGGTCAAACACAAGGTCTAGGTCAATTCCAATCTGGATTAGCTGGCCAACAAGCACAACTCGGAGCACAAACACAAGCATTACAAGGAACAGATATTTCACGTTTAGGTCAGTTGGGCGCACTGAACCAGGCGCAAGCTCAAGCTAACCTTGATGCACAAAGAGAAGCAGCAAGACAAGCTACATTCTTACCACAAGAACAATTAGATAGATTTGCTGGTCAAGTAACAGGGATCATGGGTGGTTATCCTGGTCAAACACAAACAACAAACATACCTAACCCTACACCATTACAAACTGCATTAGGAGTTGGATCAACACTTGCTGGTATCTATGGTGCAATAAAAGATCCAGGTAGTTTGAAATCAATACCAAACCCCTTTTAATTAATATGAGCAGAACACTTAAAAGACCGATGTTTAGAATGGGTGGTGCAGCAGAAGGCATTACATCTGGTTTAGATCAACCAAGAAAACAATACAGTCAAGGAACTGATCCATACGACAGAGCTATGAAAACCACTGAGAGATTTCGAAGTGATATGGATAAATTTAAAGGTCAACAAAGTGGATTTATGCCAAGCGCATTACCAGGTTTCTTAACATCATTTGGTTTAAATTTATTATCACAATCTCCACAAGGCAATATATTTCAAACAGCTGCAACAGCCGCTAAAGATCCATTTAAAACATTTCAAGCAGCAACTCTAGCTAATCAACAAAGTGAAAGAGACAGAGTAGAAGATATGTTTGGCACGGCCCTTGCATCAGAATATGATCTAGAAGCACAAAGAATTAAAAGTTCAGCAAAAGATGAAAAAACTTTTGCAAAAGAACAAGCAGCAAACGCTGTAACAAGTTTGTATGATAATCAAATAGGTGCAATTAAAAATAAAATAGAAACATTAGATAAAAATGATCCAAACTATTTAGATAAAGTAGATGATTTTAATTCTACTATAACAAATCTAGAAACAAGAAAAAAAAGTGATGTAAAATCTATTTATTTGTCACAAAAAACAACTGAAGAATTTCAAAGAGAAGTAATATTAAAACTTTTACAAAATAATGACATTGAAGATATTTTACCTTTCTTTCCAAATTTTGAACAAATTATGGGTCCTGGATTTAAATTACCAGAAAAAAAAGCAGATGGTGGTAGAATAGGTTATAAATTAGGAACTAAACCTGAACCCATGATGGCACCTGTCGTGGAAGAAAAGAAACAAACAGGTGAAGTACAAGATTTATCTTACACAGAGCTTAGATCAAGACTACCACAAGAGATTTCAAACGAAATAGTTATGTTATTAGCAAATAGTAAACAAGCATTGTTAGATTTTGCAAATATTCAAACAGGAGAAGATGTTGCAAGCTTTAACCAACAGTACGACGTAAATTTGACATTACCACAGGGGGCGTAATATGGAGCCTTTTGAACAGAAAGTAGATATCGAAGCCAACGATATTCAAAAAGCAATAAATAAAAATATAGCAAGACCAAGTAAACCAGTTAAGTTTACATGGAAAGGTTTAGCTAATTTTATGGCAACTGCCAGTAATACTCCATTAAGAGAATATAACATACGTTCTTTGCTAGATAAATCTTTACCACGGATCACGGATCTAGCAGAGGGTAGAGATAAACCACAGGAAAAAGATTACATAGATTTTTTTGAAGACATGGAAAAATCTGTGTTTGGAGCAGCACAAAGTTTAGGATATTCTTTTGGTGATCTTATTACAACAGGTATTGATGCAGCAATTGATACTAATCTTACAGAAAAATTAGATGAAATTTATGAGCAAAATAAAATAGAAGATCCTGAAACATTATTAGGATCGGTAAATAAAGTTCTTATTGAATACGGTATACCAGGCGGCGGTGTGTTCAAGATAATGAACAGAGCCAAAAAACTTTTAAGAAAAGGTAAAAAAGCAAAAGACGCAGCAGCTGCAGCAGGAGCATCAAGTAATGTAGCTAACATTGCAAAGAGAGCTGGTTACATGGCAACTGCTTTTGGTGCAACAGATTTTATAGTTGCAAATCCTGAAAGAGAAAATTTAGTATTAGAAAAAGAAAACGAAGAAGGATTAGAAGGAAGAGATCTTGCACTTGCAAGATTAAGAAACAGAATTAGATTTG